GGGGTTATGGGAGGAAACGCCATTTTAGTGACCTTCCCCACATTTCGTATTCCCGGGAATAGGCGTGATTTGCGTCTCATTTTTGGATGGGACTTCAGTCACATTCGGTGGGGTGGGGTTGACAATGGCGGAGTTATGTGTAATGGGGTATATGTGGGTTACTTACGTAAGTGTTTTGCCAATCTGTTTTGTACCGCCCTTTGTACCGACCCTGTCAGTACCTGGCTCATTGTGGGGAAATGTGCTATGACCCTATGTGCGCCACATCACACCTTTAAGACTTGACTCAGTCAGGTGACCTAGTAGAGTTATGCATGTCGAAAGGAGAACGACCATGAAGTTCAAGACCTATAAGGCCGCTAGGAACTATCTCATTGCACGTACCGAGAAAGTGGGGATTGACGTTCGAGACGTTAATTTTGATTTGCTCATGAGCGAATTGTTCAGGGGCAGTGGTGTGGGCGCCAATTTTGAACTGGAACTGCGCCCCTCTTCAGACACGTTCGCAGCCATCGTGAGGGCCTTGCGCATCCCCCGTCGTGGTACCATGTGCGATGAGTGCTGGGAGGCGGCTGTGAGGCGTTTGGGGGCATATATGGGCACGTTCTACACGGCGGACGATGCTGATGGGCTGGCTCGTGATATCGCAGAGCACGCCCTGTTCGCCAAGCACATGCTGGAGGGGGCGCTGTGAGCGATGTTTGTGATCCTGCACACAATTCCTTTGCTTTACTTGATTATCTGGAGTGTCTGGCGGAATCCATACATTTCAAACACCACGGAATCCTCGATTTCAGCCTCATGGGACGACAGTACATTGTGGAGGTGGACTCCCGAACGTTGTGCACAATTACGACGCCTCATTGGAGAAGCCGAGAATATGTGCGAGACGCTTTCGATTACTTCTCCAGAATGGTTGATCAACGGTGCAAGAAATAATTGACGCACTTCTTTTGTACCTACTAGTAGCCGTCTCTTTCGCCCTTATTTGGTGGTCGGGAAGGAAATGATGGAATATAAAATCGCGATGGACCAGAAAAATGGGGTCATGACGACTCGCCGAAGCAATCTTGAGGAGTGGGTCGCTGACGTGGACATCGCCGGCGACACCTACTCGATCGCTTTCCATCAGAACAACATCGTCATTGTGCCTCCGGTAGATAGGCAGACCCTCCTCCCCCGCAAGGTGCGCTACGAGGACCTGGAGGACGTCGTCAAACAGTGTCTTCTCGTGTTCGCCAAGAGCGTGACCCTCACCGCCGTCTATAAGGACCGAATCCAGATCAACAACGGTGACACGCTGAACATCACCTGGGAGTCAAAGGGTGATGGCAAGTGGGAGACGCGTTTCCCGTATAATGGGGTCACGTACGTGGTGACGGCGACGGCGACAGACAAGGTGACAGCGATTACGATGGGGCAACCCTCCCCTGCTCCGCCTATGGTGACAGCGACGATTAGCACGCCATTCGACAGGAAGAAGATTTATCAGACCCTTTCAATTCTCGGCCCATTCCAGATCGATTGGTTGACAAATGAGATTTACGATCAGTAACCAAGACGGCGCAGACATCCCCGTCAATATTGTTCGAGTAGGCAAGGCCTGGTCGGGCTCCTGCCACCCGTTCGGCAGCGAGATGCGCATCATGGTCGAGTTCCAGTCCCCGTATACTCACGCGAATTGCTGGGTTGACGGCGATTTGATGACGACGATGATGGTAAGGAACTGCCCCACCATCATGAACATTGTCGAGAATCTTCTCAACTTGACATTTCCCGACAACAAGTTCTACACTAATCTCGAAGAGTCTCATCCGGAGACACTTCAATCCACACTCTTCTAAGAAAGGAAAGAACGATGAGCACTGACATCGCCACTACAATCAACTTCCAGGATACTCTCGACTCCTCCGGCGTCTTCACTACCGTGAAGGGTAGCGACATCGAGGCCAAGAAGACTGTGTTCAGCGCCGTCAATGACGCCGAACCCCTCTCCGACCACCTCGGCGAGACACTCGACGTTGTTGACATCGTCGCTCACAAGGTTGAGGTCGCCAACGAGGAGAGCGGTGAGATCGGCGAGGCGACTCGAGTCGTACTCCTGACTTCCGACGGCAAAGCACTCGCTTCCGTCTCCGTGGGCATCCAGGGCGCTGTCCGCAACATTCTCGCCTTCCTGGGCGAGCCGTCTACTTGGGATGGCGCCGTGAAGCTCGTTCCCGTGGAGCGCAAGGGGCGCCGGGGCTTCCGGTACATGAGTCTCATGCTCGCCAAGGAGAAGTGAGATAGGTTAGACATTGACCGCCCTCCCCCGCCCGGTAGGGCGGGGGAGGTTTTTTCGTGTCACTGGAGTCAAAGCGGGCTGAGGCGCTCAAATTGGAGCGCCAGGCGTCGAAGAAGATACGGCAGATCGCAGCGGGCCGGTACGATCCGCTTGGGTCGCGGAGCTTACTGCATGACATCAATAACGGCCGATACGGTATTGATATTACGGGAACCAAGTATGACCCGCGTAAGTCGGAGCGTCTTGTCAAGCGATACACGGGCAAGCAGCTGGATGCACACATTGAGCGCCTCAAGGGTTTCATGACCCCGACGGTCGGTTTTTACCGTGATCACGAAGGTCACGTGGTGACGTCGCAGGCAATGCGCTCTCTGTATACGGCAGTGAAGTTGGCGAACGCCAAGAAAGAAGCGTACGTAAAGAAGTACGAAGAAGTCAATCCTCCATGGCTCGGCCCCGACATGACGGTTGGCCAGTATGACCGAACGTTTAGACAGCGTATCAAGTTCGACGGGTCGGCGATGACTGAGAACTTGCGTCGCGGAGGTTTTCCGAAACCAACTCAGTTCATGAGGCCAGATGCCATTGAGATGCGCGAGAAGAAATTGCGCGAGATGATGAACCCCGCTGACATCAAAGAAAAGATTGCGGGTATTAGGCAGAATATTGTCAACATGGCATTGTATACGGGCAGCGATTTGCCGGATAAATTCATGAGTCTCGACGACGAGACCCTATATTTCATGTGGACGCACGATTCCAATTTATCCGACGCCCTAGGAATGGTATACCTGGGAACACTCCCAGAGAATGAAGAAGACGGCGACTCCTACATGTTCGCCGAACTAGGGGAAGCTCGACTGCAATCTTTATGGGAAGACGTGGAGGGTTGGTCCCTTGAAGAAGCGTACCGAGACACGCCTGAACAGCGCCGACTTCGAAAGCGCGGACGACGTCGATCCGGTAAGCGGTCTCGCCGTCAGAAGTAGAGTGTGGGCGTGGGGCGTACAGAATATCCACAACCTGGAACAGTACGATACGGGTACGAGCATTGAGTCATTCATCGAGTTCATCCTCCGCTCCCCCAGCATTACCTACTTCCACAATCTGGCTTTCGACGGTACTTTCATTCTGGATTATCTTCTCAAAGCAGGATATGAAGTCACCGCGGATCGCAGTATTCCCCATAGGATAGAGACGACGATTGACGGGTTCGGGAAGTTCTACCGGATCATCGTGCACGCCGGTAAGACGCGTGTCGAATTCCGGGACTCGCTGAAAAAACTTCCTATGAGTGTGAAGACGATCGCCAAGACGTTCGACCTTCCCATTCAAAAAGGCGAGATCGATTACAAGAAACCCCGCCCCGTTGGATACTCCCCCACTTCAGAGGAGTGGGAATATCTGCATACAGATGTGGAGATCATGTCGAGGGCGCTTGTTATCGCATCGAATATGGGGATGGCGGGCATCACCGTGGCCAGCGATACGTTGAAGAGTTTCAAGGCGTCCAAGCAGGGCGAGCGGGGCTTCAGGGAGCTGTTCCCCATCGTTCCTGATGAGTGGGATGATGAGATTCGTCGTGCATATCGTGGCGGATACACTTACGTTAATCCTCGTTACGCTAAGCGCTTAGTGGGGCCAGGTCACGTCTACGATGTGAATTCGCTGTATCCTTCGGTAATGAGAATGCGCCCTCTCCCCTACGGTATGCCGCAGCGAAAAGATCACATACCCGAGTCGGGGCTGTTCATCTTGTACGCGAACGTGAGCTTTAAGCTCAAGCCCGGAATGCTTCCCTGCATTCAACTGAAGAATAACATGCGTTTTGTCGGAACCGAGTATCTTCGTGAGGCCAACAATGTTGATCTGGGAATGACGTCGGTTGATTTAGCCCTGTACTGCGAGCACTACGATTTTAATATACACGAGGTGCACTACGTTTTTTCTTTTGAGTCCACAACTGGTCTCTTCGATGACTACACCGATAAGTGGAAGAAAGTGAAGGAGGAATCAACGGGCGGCGTGCGCGTCATCGCCAAGCTGTACCTTAATTCTCTATACGGAAAATTCGGAACACGTCGCACCGTGACCGGCAAACGTCCTGTTCTCAAGGATGATCATGTGGCGCTCACCAAAGCGGAGCACGAAGAGCGCGACCCTGTGTACACGGCAATGGCGTGCTTCATCACGGCATGGGCCCGTGATTTCACGATACGGGCCTGCCAAAAGAACCGTGAGACGTTCTGCTATGCGGACACGGACTCCATGCATCTACTCGATGAAGCGGTGGGGATCGTGGAACATCCGAGCGACTTCGGAGCATGGAAGCGTGAGGCGGATTTCGAGATCGCGGTGTACAATCGTGCGAAGCAGTACGGGGAGAGAGTTGGCGGAGTGGACGACATTCACATAGCCGGATTGCCGAAGAATATTGCGAAGAACGTCACAGTGGAAGACCTGCTTTCGGAGCAGGTGTGGTATGGTAAGCTGGTACCACACAAGGTGCCCGGAGGAGTAGTTCTTCGGGAGACGCATTTCACTTACAAGGTTGATTAATATGAACAAGAAGAATGTGACCACCACGATTTCCAGCGACCTGCACGCTTTCCTCGACGAGAAGCATTGGGATGAGCGCAAAAGCTTGTCCGCGCTTCTGGCTTCACTGATCGAGCGCGCCGCAGTGCAGGAGCTTGGGTACAATCCGCCGGCCGCGGAGTCGGACGACGCCGCGTGAGGATAGCCCACGGCGTGAAGCCGCCTGACGCGATGTTCTTGAGACTGGCCGTCTTCGTCAGCCGTTCTCCGTCAAGCCGGTGATATGATAGGGTGAGTGCATGAGCACTCACCCTATCTTTATGTGAGGAAGCAATGGATTTCCATAACATGATCGATGCGATTCAGAATCCAAGCGAAGAGGGAATTCCCGAAGGTATTTATGATGATCTTCGTGGGGCATATGATTCTCTTCAGGGTAATTTCGATGCGGCGTCGGAAAAAATCAAGTCGCTCACTGATGAGAACACGGGCTTCAAGGATCAGATTTCCGATCTCAAGTCAAAATCTTATGACCTCATGACGCAGATCGGGTTGAAGAACGAGGATAAAGGCAACGACGATTCGTCGGCAGCTGTGAACGGTCCAGATGACGATGGTAGTATTGACGCATTCTTCGCTAACAAGGGAGACAAGTAATGCCTAGGAATCTCGGGGGCGTCCGCCCCTTCGACAATGTTGAGATCATGAACCGTATCCGTAATGACGCGTCGTATGACTATCAACGGCGTATCCCGGACGTGACTAAGGCTAACGTCACCGAGACGGTTCGGGGTCTCATGCAGTACACGCCTGCGTGGAATGAATTCACTGATGCCCTGATTAACAGGGTCGGCTCGTATATTACGCGAGACATCTCGTGGAAGAATCCGCTCGCCGTGTTCAAGCGCAATAGCCTCCAGTTCGGTGATACAATCGAGGAAGTTCAGGCAGGCCTCTTGCGCGCCTATAGCTACTCCCCCGATCGGGAGTACGGGGAGAAGGCGATTTTCGGTACCGAGAAGCCCGATATCGCCTCACAGTTCCACACAGTGAACAGGCAGGAGTTCTATAAAATTACAGTGAATCGTGATCAGTTGCGTAGGGCTTTCCTGGACGACTCCGGCCTTCAGACGTATCTGAATCAGATTCTTCAGATGCCCTCCACGAGCGACTCCTGGGATGAGTTCCTTCTCACAATGTCGCTTATTAGGGAATATCAGGATGGGGGCGGTTTCTGGCACACGAAGGTCCCCGATCTTCAGACCCTCTCCGCGCCGGAGGCGGACGCCAAGGCACTCATTAAGCGGGTGCAGTCGTGTGCCGGCAACCTGAAGTTCATTGACACGAAGTTCAACGCAGGCAAGATGCCTGTGTGGGCCGATCCGAGTGACCTCATTCTTATCACAACGCCTGAGGTCATGGCGAATATTAACGTCGAAGCCTGGGCCGCCGCGTTCAACCTCGACCGTGCGCAGATGAGTGCGCAGATCATCCAGGTCCCCTACTCCAGGCTGAACGTTGACGGGTGTCAGGCGATTTTGACGACGAAGGATTTCTTCGTCATTGCCGACAATCTCCTGGAGAACACGTCACAGCCCAACCCCGTGTCATTGGGGCAGAACTATTTCCTGCACCATTGGGAGGTCATCAGCGCCAGCCTGTTTGTGCCCGCGGTTATGTTCTGGACTGGCGCCGACGATGAAAAGGTGGATGTGGTCGTACCTAAGGACCTTGAGCTCAAGCCTGATGCGTTCCGGCACGCCGATGGGCGCCCTGTGTCGTCCACGGACAAGATGAAGCCCGGTGAGAACGGGTACCTCAGCTACACGATCGCTGGCACGAACCTGCCGGCGGACGCGGAGATCCCGGTTGACTTCACCATGTCGGGCAATAAGTCCCCGCGGACGCGCGTGTACAATGACGGCGTGTTCGTGATCGCTTCCGACGAAACGGCCACGTCTGTGACTATCTCCGGTCGGATTGTTGGCGGCGGTTCGCTCAAGACGAATGCTAATCCGGCGAAGGCGGGTGGGGCGTTCTCGTGGTCGCTGGATATTGATCCGGCGCCGAAGGTCTGGCCCAAGAAGTGATCTAGGTCTCATCATTCAGGGGAGGGTCCACGGGCCCTCCCCTGAGCTGTGCCGTATTTTCTCCACAGACTAGCGGTATAGTACACATGTTCGATTGCACCATCCACCTCCCGTGCTATGATGGCATCGCTCCGATCAGGGATGTGTCGGGAGTGGGTTGGGAATGCACCGCAGCCCCGGGGAGTTCTTGTCACCGTTCTTCGCCCCGGGGTTGCGGTGTATCATTTTGCTATGAACGCTATTACTCGCCCGCCGAAAGACATCGGAGATTTCGGGCTTAATTTTGATTATTCCATTTGGACGCCGAATACTGACGTCTATCTCTGTAATGTGCCGTGGGACGCCACATACCGCGATGTTGTATGGTGGGACAACTACGACGAATCCTTTGAAGCCATTGTCCATGGTCACAAGAAACACTCAACATGGACGCAGATTCATGGCCTCACGTACTGCGCCCAGGGGCGCCCGATTCGTATTGACGTCCCTTTCTCCAAGGCGAACACGTACAATTATCTTATTGCCAGGAATAATGAGGACCATGTCAATTCTCGGAACACATTCTACTATTTTATCACGTCAGTAGAGTATGTGGCTCCGAACACCACTGAGATCACTGTGCAGCTGGACGTATGGCAGTCCTACATGCACGAGTGGGAAATCACGCGCTGCTATATCGAGCGCTCTCATCTCGGTATCGCCGCCGAAGAAGCATGGACCGACAATGGGCGCCGGTACCTGACCGCCCCCGAAGGACTGGACACCGGGGCGGAATACATTGTCGGCGATGTCTGGAGAGAGTTCGTCGCAGCGACGCCGGTTCCAGAGGAGGGACAGGAGTACGACACGGCGAACTACGACGTCGTCGTCACGAGCACCGTCGATCTGGAAGAGGACTACGGGAGCGCCGACGACCCCAAGTTCACGACGGCAAAAGGTAGCATTGCCGAAGGGCTGCCGAACGGGTGCGCTGTCTACGTGATGCCAGTGGACGCTTTCACGACGATGGCCGAGGCGCTGTCCTATGCGCCGTGGGTGGCGCAAGGCATTGTGAGCATCACGGCTATCCCGAACGGCGTTATCGACTGGGATAAACTCGAAGGCCGGAAGACCAAGCTACCCGATGTTCCACACGACGGCAAGAGTGCCGTGAACGCCGACGTTTTCGTTGCGAAGAAGGGTTTCGGCGATGCGTTCCAGAACAACAAAACGATTGAACTGGCCGCACCGTTCCGGACCGATACGCATATTCCGGATCGCTACAAGCATCTGTGGAAATTCTACACCGCACCTTACATGTGGTATGAACTCACAACGTTTACCGGGACTCCCCTCATGATCCGCCCCGAAAGCATTGTGGACTGGAAATTCAATGTCACTCAGTGGGCTCACATTGTGCCACCGAATCCTAGAATTATGTTCACAGTGAACAACCTGAATTCCTCCTCGTTCGGGGTTACTGACTACTGGAACGGGAGGAGTGAGCATTTCGACGTGATGACAGGTTTCGCGAATTTCCCCACCTTCACGCTCACTAACAATTCCTATCTCATGTACACCGCAAGCAATGCGCATCAAATCGCCTACCAGCGGCAGTCCGCCGAGTGGGGGCAGCAGAAGGCCCTGCGTGGCGCTTCGACGCAGTTCGCTCAGGCGCAGGCGTCCATGCAGCAGGGTACGGACATGACGAACCTGGGTAATGCCTATAACACGCAAATGGCGCAATACAACGCGAATCAGCAATTCATGCGATCGGGGGTGAACGCTATCGGGTCCGGCGTCGCCAGCGCACTGGGCGGGAATATTCTCGGCGGCGCGATCAATGCCCTCACCCAGGGTTATAATATGGGCAACGAGTATGGCACCGCCCTTGAGAATAACCGCATGCGGGCCGAGCAGGCCAGCGCTATGACGAACCTCAAGAACAGTTACGGGCGCTATTTTGCGGACAGCAATCTCCAAATGGCGAAGTTCGCCGCCAACGGGGATTACGCCAATGCCATCGCTGGCATTAACGCTAAGATTCAGGATAGTGACGTGATTGCCCCCACGACGTCAGGACAGACTGGCGGGGATGCGTTCATGCTGTCGGCCGAAGGATGGCAGATCGTCCTGCGGCAAAAACTCATCGATGTGGGTACGATGGTGCGCATCGGTGAGTTCTGGCTCAGGTACGGCTACGCCATGAACGTGTTCAACAGGCCCCCGAAAAACTTCCGGTGCATGGAGAACTTCACGTACTGGCAGATGAAGGAGACGTATATTCGTAGTGCGACATGTCCGGAAGGGTTCAAACAATCGATCCGTGGTATATTCGAAAAAGGCGTAACCGTATGGCACAAAACCTTCACCATCGGTAGCGCACTTATTGGTGACAACGAGCCGCTGAAAGGAATTCATCTTGACTTCACCTGACATTAACAAGCAGAAAGACTGGGTGGCCAGTAAGATATATCGCCCCTTCAACGAGGGGCAGGGCGCCGGCTATAAACTGAACCCTGTTCAGACTCGTGAGACGCAGCTTGTTGCGATGTATGAGCGCATTCTCATCGAGATGACGTCCAACCGGTTCAAGTGGATCGGTATGCCCGACACGGTGGACCTGCGCTTCCTTGAGATGACGCTCATGCGCGATGCGCTTACTGTATTCTACTTCGATGAGGAATTCCAGCGCTTCATGACTCTTCGGGCCACGGGGCTCGGTGAGGTTAACATGTACGACAACCCCACCGGGTACACGGTATATGGGAACCAAGTTTTCTCCAGACAGTTGTCGGGTAACGAGTGCGTTCCCATCTGGGCGAACCAGACGAGGATTCCGGATTGGGATATCATTTCCATGTATTCTCAGCGTCTCGCCGCCTTGGACAGGACGCTGGAGATCAATATGCTCAGCGCCCGGCACCCGTTCGTGTTCGCCGTCAACAACAACGAGTACAACTCCATGGTGCAAGCTTTCAACAAAGTTGTGGAGGGCCAGCCAGTTATTTTCGGCACGGAAGCTCTGAGCGCTGAATCCATGGCGGAAAAGATTTCCCTATTCGATATCGGCTACAAACCGAACCAAATTAAAGACGTTATGGACGCCAAAGTGCGCACATGGAACGAGACGCTCACACTGCTTGGCATCATGAATGTTAACTCCGAGAAACGCGAGCGCATGGTCGTCGAGGAGGCTTCGGGCGCCTCCGGTCAGGTCCTTGCGATGCGCGCCGTCGCACTGAATGAGCGGCAACGTGCGTGCGAGCGGATCAACAAGATGTACGGGCTCGAGGTCATGTGCCAGTGGAACCTGGATGAGATGACGACGGCAGAGAACGCCGCCCTGGGTGCCGTTGCCGGCGGACTCGCCGATCGGAACAGCGACCTGGGGAGTACTGATCTGGAGGAGATGCACAAGAATGGCTGATTACACGATCGAGTTGCGCGAGGTGATCGCGCGGCAGGGTGTAGAGAATATCGGGTTGGAATCTTATCCGATTTTCGATGAGCAGTACAGGGACTTCCTGAACCAGAAAATTATTGACCATTATTACTACAACGAGATCGGCCTGGAAAGTGTCGACATGTTCGTGCGGCAACTTCGCACGAAGATGAACGAGATCATGCCCTACTATAATAAGTGGTATGAAGCCGAACTAGTCAATATTGACCCACTCCTCACCCAGGACATGCACTCCAAAGGGGACCAAGAATCCAGCGGGCGATCCTCCGGAAAGCAATCCCAGGGCGCCAAGCAAACGACGAGCACCGTGTCGGCGACCAAGGCGAGCGCCAGGACCGTTCAGTCCGAGACGCCGCAGGTCAGGCTCTCGGGCGACGGAGACTACGCCACGGCCGCTAATGATAACGTGAGCAACTCCGACGGGACGAACGACGTACGCGGTGAGACGAGCGGCGACTCGTCGCAGTCCGGGGAGTCGTCGCAGCGCGGCTCCCAGGAGTCGCGGTCTTGGGGCTATACTGGTCATGCACCGCAATTGATCGCGGCATGGCGTGAAACGTTCACGAACGTTGATATGATGGTCATCACGGAGTTGCAAGAATTGTTCATGAGTGTACGTTCAAGTAATGACTCCCTTACCGGAAGGAGGAGCACGTATGGGCTCTGGTACTGAACCGTACAACCCAAATGATATCATCAAAGACGGTGATTATCTTCTTGTACCACCGGATTACCGGCTCACCAATACAGTACCGTTCACGTATCGTGATGGATACACTTATCTCCAGATTTTAGAGGAACTGCGCAAGTGGGTCAACAACGGGCTGCGCGACAATCTTTCCAACAACCTCGAGAATCTCGCCGCAGACTACAACATGCGTGTTACTCGTCTTCTCGGGGATGTTCGCAAGGAGCTCGAGCAGTACCATGCACTGCCGGAGCAGCTGCGGGAGCAGATTGCTGAGTCCGTACGGAAGTACGACGAGGAGTTCAAGCGCTTCCAGGAAACATTGACCCAGTGGACGAAGCGACAATTCAAAGACGACAAGTTCAAGGTCTTCAACTGGTTGACCGGTGAGACCTGTGAACTGAGTGAGCTGATTTCTGACCTTCACAACAGGTACACTGTTCACGGTCTTCTCGCTGACGACCTGTCTCGCATGGGGTGCACTGCCGGCGACATTGACAATTGGCCTGTGAACATCTCTGAACTGGAAACCGAAGGAAAGAATTTTCTTACGCATTTCGGCACATGGATGTTTTCGCCTGTGACAGGCAAATACTGTAGTCCACAGGACGCTATTCTCAGTATCATGGAGTACGTGTCCACCGGCACAGGGATTATTTCTCATACCGCGCAGCAAGTTGAGTCGCTGACAATGCAAGATCTTCAGAACAGGAGAGTAAACTAATGCCCGCCACCAACAAGACGAACAACTTCCAACTGCCTCTGTACGTGGCCTCTGATCATTTCAGTGTCCTTGGTGACCTGAACGGGGCCATGAACAAAATCGACGAGAACCTCGGGAGCGCTCTTACTCAGGCCCGCACCGCATCCCGGGACGCCACGAGCGCGCTGACTGCCGCCAATGACGCCGCCGAGAACACGCATGTCGCCAAGGAATCGGCGCAGTCGGCGCTCGCCGTCGCCTCCAACGCTAAGGGCGAGAGTAGCCGGGCCCTGGAGAAAGCCACCAGTGCCGCCAATGTGGCGGACACCACAGCGGCGGCGGCCCGCGAAGCCTCCACCAACGCCGCCAACGCCTTGGCTCAGGCCACCGATGCAACCGGTAAGGCGAACGCGGCCGCCCAGCAGGCGAACGGCGCGTCGGCGTCGGCGTCGTCGGCGCTGGAGACCGTGCAGTCGCTGTCCAGCCAGATCAACGAGGCCAAGGCCGCCGGCGACAGTGCCAAGACGGTGCGCACCCGGTACAAGAAATTGAAGTCTGGCACCGGGGAACGTACTGTTCGCGGTTCTCAGGAGCAGAATACTGTCGTCTTCAGCGGCTCTATTCACCTTGACCCAAATGATGTGATTCAGTGTCACGCGCAGATTCACCACAATTCTCGTGCTGTGCATGATCTTCACTGGGGCATTAAGTGCCAGGGCCCGAGCGGTGTCGCGGAGTATAGATTTAACGCTGCGGTTCCGGGGGCCTTCAATGGGGCATACATCTACAGCACGGTTGACGGTTTCTTCCACGCAGATGAGGGCGGCGGAGACTATGTGTTCTCGCTGTGCTTCCTCGGCCCGAACGATAAGGATACCCGAGTTTTCTTGGATAATACATTCCTTGAGCTGCACTGAAATGGTGTGATATGGCGCCCCGCAGAATCTTCTGCGGGGCGCTATACTACTGCCTATGGCATTCGACAACACGCACAAGGCATGCATAATCGCTGTTCTCGCCACCGTGGAGGCGAGCAACGACTACGGCATTATTTCTGCACCGGACACTTTGTCCTTGGGAATCGGTCAGTGGACGCAGGGACGTGCCTATGATTTGCTGAAAAGATTCCCCAGTGGCACGTCTTTCGGCGGGACTGTGGATGGATGGCTAGCCGAAGGGCGGGACTCGTGGACGATCGGGTCGCGGCAGTATTCATACTTGAACGGGTCGGATCGTGCCGCACTATCTGGCGCACTGGATTCCGAGACAGGGCACAAAATTCAGAACTCACAGATGTTGGATGACCTGAATAATGACTATATTCCCAGGTGCCAGGAACTTGGCCTGGATACTGAGAATGAAACAGAGGCGGCAATGCTGCTCATTGTCGTCATGCACCGGTGGGGTAATTATGCGAAAATCTTGAAAAGATTGGTGAACGCATGCCCGCACCCGGCATCATTGGACGATATGGCCGCCGCCATTAAATACGAAGGTGAATGGTATGCGGTGGGACAGAGATATGAGGTCGCCTATGACATGATCTCCCGCCTGGAAACGAACGGAATTACTTTGAATCCGGGGGACTCGCAGGATCATTCGGGGAACGCGGCGGCGGACAAGGCGGCTGATGCGAAGAAAATAAAAAGTGTCGAAGACCTGGGGGACGGCACGCTCCGAGTCAAGTGCAATGACGGATCTCACGCTCGATGCTACGCTGTTGGCAGTGGTTATTGGAAAGCTTCTGCTAAGGGACAGGACAAGGCCGGTGAGTCGGCGCAAAATAACGGGGCTGCACCGGGCGGCCCTGTGGGTGAAGGTATTAAGGCGATGACCAAGCTGGCATGGGATTCGATTGGCAAATTCGAATATCATCAATGGTATAATGCCCGCTTGCATCCGGACCAAACCGGCGTTACGGACTGTTCAGGTTTTTGTTGGTGGCTGTATATGACATGCTGTAACATTGATATCGGTCCTGGTGGGACCGCAGAAATTTATGGCAGCAGTACTGGCTGGGTCGTTGCTTCCGGATCGGGCTCATTCGACGCCGCCGATCAAGTGCGGGAAGGTGATTTGGTTGTGTGTCGGTGGTACTCTGGGGGTGGTCACATTGAATATTGCACCGGAGGCGGTGGGGGGTGGGAGAGCATCGGGGCCCGTGGCCCGGATGGGCATCCTGAGCCGAATAGCGGGTCATTGTCCATGTTCGCTGGGTGTAGTTGGGAGTTGAGACGATATGTCTAAAAATAAAAAATTCTCATATTATTCCTTCAACAAAGTTCTGTCATATAACGCTGTCATCAACATGGTGATGGGGGCCCGTGGTCTGGGGAAGACTTACGGCGCCAAGCGCATGGTCATCAAGAATTCGCTGGAAAAAGGTGAGCAATTCATCTACCTGCGCCGCTACAAACCCGAACTCAAAGGATGCAAAACATTCTTCACGGACATTGCACATGAATTCCCCGACTATGAATTCAGGGTGCGCGGCACCGAGGCCCAGTATCGCGGGCCGCTCCCTGAAGATGACGATCCATGGCTCACAATGGGCTACTTCCAGGCATTGAGCGTGTCGGCGAGCGCCAAATCAATCGCATTCCCCGATGTGACGACGATTATCTTCGACGAATTCATCATCGAAACGGGAACGCATCATTATCTCCCCAATGAAGTGAGGACGTTTCTCGATTTTTACAGTACTGTGGACAGGTATGATGACCGTGTGCGCGTTCTTATGCTGAGTAACGCGATCTCAATCATGAACCCGTACTTCATCGAATGGAAAATTTCCCCATCAAAAAAGATCAGGCGTTTCGGGGAGGGGTTCGTCGCGATCGAGTTCGTTGACTCCGAACGATTCGGGCGTGAGGTGCGGAACACTCGATTCGGCAAGTTCATCTCTAAGCACAATAGCGAGTACGCCGATTATTCCATTGAGAATGAATTCAAGGACGACACGCCGTGGCTTGTTATGGGGAAGACGGGTACGGCCCAATACATGTGCACGTACCGCACGAAGTATGGGAGCTTTTCTGTGTGGAAAGACGGAATGCGCGTATTCTGCCAGAAGAAACTCCCGAAGGGCAACCAGTTGAAATTCTCCATGTGCCATGACCTGCGTCCGGGGGAGGTTTTCGTCACCCATCGAGACCGTGCACCGCAAACCCTGAAACGAATATATAGGCAGGGGAGATGTTTTTTCGATGGCCCGGAAACTCGGGAAATGTTCGCAGAATTGTTCATGAAATGAATCACGGTATTTTTATCGATATTAATATGCTCGTCGGAATGCTCCCCACACTGGGCGTCCTCGCCACGTTCGCAGCATGGACGCGCAGACAGTTGTCCAAAATGGACGATCTGCTGGATGATTGGAGGGGGACCGATGCCAGGCCCGGCGTACCCCGCCGGCCCGGTGTCATGGAGCGTCTCGAAAAAATCGAGACGGACGTTAAGGAAATCAAGGAGATGAAATGAACATCAAAACACGTAAGTACATCTACCGCATTTGCATCGCGGTCGCCTCGCTGGCGACCGTCCTGGGTATCGCCAAGCAGGAGGTCGTCACCGCGGTTCTCCCTGTGATCACAGCTGTTCTTGCGCTGGCCGATGCCCATGTCCCTGACGAGGAGGATGGCGATGCCGACTCCCGGTGACATCGCCCGGGCCGTCGCCGACAACGACGCGATCGGGTATTCGCAATACGAGCGGCTGACCGTTTGGGAGGATTCGCCGTGGGGCGGGACTCCGAGGAATGTTGATTGCAGTGAGCTTATAAGTTACTGCTTCGATTATTGCGGTATCCCTGCATTCCCGCGGTCCACGTGGACGGGGAGTATTGTCTACTGGGCTCAGCAGTACGGTGGATTCGAAATCTTCGACTACTCAGCCGACTATGATTATCGGGACAGTGACGTTCTATTGACCGACGGTCATGTCGCGATCATATCCGGCGATGACATCTGTGAGGCGTGGATCGCTGAGACGGGTGATATCTATGGGGAGCGCGGTGATCAGACGGGTCAAGAGGTTAGGGTCACCAATTTTTATGGCCACCCGTATTTGCACAAGTGGGATACGGTTCTTCGTTACAACAATATTTTAGGAGATGATTTTGACATGACATCTGAGGACCGAGAGATTTTCATCGACATTCGTGATCGGCTTCGCGAGATCAGCGATCAGACCGGTACCGGCATCGAGGGTCGTCGCTACGATGGGCCGATCGTAAGTCGCCTGAAGGGCATCGAGGCCAACACCTACGCCATCTGGGACCTGCTGGCTCCGGGCCGGGAGGGTAGGCGAGCGGCTGGGTCGGTGTTCCAGCTGCTGTGGAACATCTGTAAGGCGCTTACCAGTAAGTGAGCAACGTCACCCCTCCCGGCCTTGTGTCGGGAGGGGTTTCGTGTATATAATAGACTCATCAAAGATGATATAATAGGGGAGAGTAGTATATAATGGCACGCGGTTGGATTCATGGGCGTCTCAGCGACGGCGCCGGCAGGCCAGCGAAAGGTCGTATCACAGTCACCCCGGACCCTCGCATCGTCATCGACGACGGGGGCAGTGTCATACAGCCCGTCATCCAGAACGTCGAGGGCGAATTCGACGTCCCCGTCGTCGTCCCCGGCGAGGACACGAACCCCAAGCACTGGACGAGCCACGTCGTCCTGACGCGCGAGCAACCGCTCGTGACCGTCATGGACTGTCATGACATCCTCGTCGCCGGCGAGAACAGGCTCAGCGAGCTCGTCAATCGGACGCCGGTTGCGCCCACGCACATGACCACCATCGAGGGTGAGATGCGCACCGTCCGGGCCGAGGTCACCAAGCTCTGGAGTGCGGTGCAGGCCGGTCGGGTCAAGGGCCCCAAGGGGGACAAGGGGGATAAAGGTGATCCGGGGCCGGCGAGCACCGTGCCCGGGCCACCCGGCGAGACCGGGCCGCGGGGGCGGAAGGGGGACCGTGGCGATGTGGGCCTGCGTGGCGTGCCCGGCCCGCAGGGCCCCAAGGGTGACAAAGGTGATCAGGGGGCGAGGGGCCCGCAGGGTATCAAGGGGATCGACGGTGCTGTGGGCCAAGATGGGCCGCGGGGGCTGCCTGGGCCGCAGGGTCCGCAGGGGGTTCCTGGGCCGGCGGGGCCGCCGGGGCCGGCGGGGCCGAAGGGTGAGGACGGGAAGCCGGATAAGGGCCTGCTGCCGTGGCCGAGTGGGTGGCGTGTCAGTGAGGCGGAGATCAAAGATGGGAAGGGTGTGTTCAAGAAGTACAACGGTGTGAACCTGTATGCGACCCAGTTCCTTCGGTCCCCGGACTTGGACCCGCGCAAAATCACGTTCCCCAGGAATGTTGTGTACGACGTTGTCGTCACGATGAACGTCAAGAATAAATGCAATGTCGCCATGCAGGTCAAGTATTGGGACTATGCGGCGAACAAGTGGGCGACGCCGGCGACGGGGGATAAGTGGTATCAGCGCAACGGGTTGGACACGGGGATTATTCAGCGGAATTTCCCGTGGAAGGTTGAGAATATTGCCAACACGATGGTTTGCTTTGACATCTACGGGAACCGGGATGTGGAAATCCTCGAGGTGAGGATTTCTGTGTCGGGTGAGGACCGTTCGCTCCAGGACCGGCTGTGGGCGCAGGATGAGAAGATCAACGCGCTGAGCACCGACTTGGATAGGCAGAAGGGTGCGACGACGGCGAACGCGAATGACATTCAGAGTGTTCAGTCGCAAGTGCAGATGTTGAACGAGCGCATGGTTGTCACATCGCATTTCGCCTACTACTGGGATAATCTGAAGGCGGCGAACCCGAACGAAACGTTCTTCGTCAAATCGGATACGGGTCTGTATGTACAGAACATTCACCAATCGCCCAACCATGAGGTGATAGTCGTTACTCCCCGTTGGGAGGCTGCCGTGTGCGAGTGGATGACGGCATGGGTCTGGTTGTGGACGAAGGATAGGTTCCTGGACGTGGAGTGGTGCATCGAAGGGAGTAGTTCAGCAGACGGTGCGGGGAACAAGCGTACGAACACGCGACTTCAACAGTTCAGTCCGAAGGAGTTGTGGCAGCCCATGTGTTCGAAATGGGCGGGCACTCAACTGTCCGGGAACGTGCAGTACCTACGCATGTGGATGAAGTTCAAGGCTAATGAGTGGGATGGGACTAATAAGTGTTGGATACGGCAGCTGACGATGGGCAGTGAGCAAACCGTAACGTGTTGACGCGTGTGATTTGGGGGTGAAAGAACCGCCCCGGTGGTTGGTACCACCGGGGCGGTTCTATGCGGCCTGTCACGCTGCAGCGTACTTCATCATGGCCGCCTGGCAGGTGTCGCGGACAATCTCAGCCGGGACTGACCACACATGGCAGTCGTGACCGATCATCCAGGCCAGGGACTGGTTGTCCTCATCGATGTCGAAGTCATAACCCATGGCGATGAGCGAGTCGAGGAGGGCGCCCACGACTCTGCGATCACCATGGCAGCGCGTGATGGCGGTGCACTCGATGACGTCGAGATGGGCGACGGCCTCGTCGCTGCTGATGGTCCACCGGGTGGTGGGCACCCAGTGGAGGGTGGTGCCGGCGACGTCGATGTCGGTGACGAGGTTGGTCTTGGTGATGCTGTTCATGTTGACTTCCTTTCGGTTGGGTTGGGATGAACTCTATTGAGTTGTTAATCCAATAATAATGGAACTCGGACTGTCTTCAAGCGAGCAAACGATTAACTTCAAGTGATGCGCGCCATAAACCGAGGTGTGCCTGCTGCCATACAGAAGCACTTCCAATATATAGGCAAGCCGTTCTGTGTGACAAGTTTTGATTGGAGACCCAACCATAAGGAATACCCATCATCCACTCTGCTACCAATTCCTTGCGCTTAATAAAATCGTCGCTACTAGGGCATACCGAACCCATAATCGTTGCCCAATGAGCAAAAGCATCATTGGGCTCATCACCATGTTTTGATAGCCAAGTCTGAAAATTGGATTTCGTGCGTTGCTTATCAGTGAGTGGCGACCTATTCATAGTTGGAGTAGGCGAAGGAACCAGTATGTGAGGATTTCGCTTATAAAACGGGGGTTTCACATTAAGAGACTCCAAGCAACCCAGTAAATAAGTGCGCCTATGTCTGTGAGGCGCACCCACATCACACGCACTCACCGTCGCCAAGGAGCACACATACCCCCATTGCGACAAACGCGCACGCACCCGATCCCACGGGGCATGCACGGTGCACTCGTAAAACACAAAACGAGGCATGGCCTGCCGCACCCGACGCAACGACGCCAGCCACTCAAGACTAAGCCCCTTGACCGCCCCAGAGCAACGACAGTTGTACAGGTGAGTCGGAGGCGCACCGATGATGATGTCAGCACCACCGTAATGGCGTGCCCTGAATATGTCCGAGTCAATAATGCGAAATCTATGTGAACAAACAAGTGATGCATTCTTCTCGCTCTCGAATGCGCGCAACCTCAGAACAGGCCTATCTATCTGCCCCATCACAGTATCCAGATTCGATGTGCCAGTGAAATGAGATTCAAGTATGAGCGGTTTCATGATGCTCCTTTCTTCATGTCTTAAGTGTAGATGATTGGCATATCGAATACCAGAGCGTCAAGTGTGTAATACATCATATGACATTACGCGTGAACCTTACATATGTACTCTACATATGCCCCATTACACATAACTCCGCCATTGTCAACCCCACCCCACCGAATGTGACTGAAGTCCCATCCAAAAATGAGACGCAAATCACGCCTATTCCCGGGAATACGAAATGTGGGGAAGGTCACTAAAATGGCGTTTCCTCCCATAACCCC